CGGTTACATAGAAATATCAGTGGGGTCCAAGAACTTGAAACCCCTTGTTATTAAGACTAAATCGGCAACTGACTACAGAAAACTTGCAATGGAGGCTCCTATGGGCATCGTTGCCTGTGAGGCTTCGCAGTTAGACCAAGAAAGTTACTGGCGATTAATGGAGAGAGTGGCAGAAAAGCGTGGTTGGGTATTCCTAGAGGGTACTTTTGAGGGTAGTCTAGGATGGTACCCCCAACAATTTACGTCATGGCAATCACCGGGTATACAAAATTTAGAGAGTGCAAAAAGTTTTTCACTACCTACATGGACTAATACGCATATATTTCCGTTGGGAGAGCACGACCCTGAAATAGAAAAGATGAGAAATGAACATTCCGAGGAGTGGTTTAATGAACGTGTCGCCGGAATCCCGAGTCCTCCGAGTGGATTGGTGCATCCGTCATTCAATGTAAACGTTCATGTAAGAGAAGTTGAGTATGACCCAGACGAGATTGTGTATCTTGCAGTTGACCCGGGGTACTCAAGGATGACCGAAAGTGCGTATGCCGTTGAGGTGTGCCACATAATCGATGGGCAGGTGCAGGTATTTGACGAAATTTACGAGAGAGAATTAATTGCTTCCGACATTATCGAGGTAGCCAAGAAAAGATTTTGGTGGAATAACACAGATAAGTTTGGCGTGATTGACGTTGCAGGAAATGCACACGCTGGAGCCATGCCATCAAACACTGAGATATGGTTTAAAGAAGCGAATATAATTATGCAAAGCCAGCCCGTAAAAATTATTGACGGTATTGAGAGAATGAACAGTATGCTCAAGCCAGACCCGATAGACATGGAGCCCGGAATAATTATTGACCCTACTTGCAAAGGACTGATTTCTGAACTTGGAGGAGGACCAAATCCGTTTGACGGACAGGTCAGAGTTTACAGTTGGCAGATGAACCGAGAAGGTGGGGTAGTTGGAAATGTTCCGAGAGACAAGTATAATCATGCTGTAAAGGCATTAACTTATCTGATGGTAAATCAGTTTGGTTATGCCGGTAATGAAAACTATTCAAGGGAGATTATCCCAGTGACGAGATTTAGATAATGGCTAGAAAGACACAAGACGAAATAGTTGCTGATGTTTTAAATAAAATAGAAACACTATTTGACCAAGACCAACCTTTACATGACAGAATGGACATGGATTACTCCTCATGGAGATTAACTCACTTTGTCCCAGACGAAGAAGAAGGTGTCGACCCAGAAGATGCTTACACAACTAACTCACTAAGAACATTAGCAGACAAGATAGAAAGTTTTATTTCTGGTTCTGAGCAAGTTGTAAGAGTGCACAATGATGCTGCAGACGAACAGAAACGTGCTGCAAATGACAACTTAGAAAGATTAGTCATTGGAATGCACAGGCAAATAAACAAAAGATTGCAAAGAAAAGGTGAGCCTTTGCTTGTATCTCAGCTTGCTTGGTACTCTACGGTACGAGGTGGTAGGATAGCAGCGAGGTCACTGCTAAGAAAGAAACCAAACGGTGATACTTTTGCAGAGATAAAACCACTAGACCCAAGACATTTGGTTGTCCAGTACGGAGAAGAAGAACCAATCTTTGCAGCTTACAGAATGACTCAAACAAGGTCAGAGATAAGAGACACCTACAAGAATTTTAAATTTTACGATGTAACGCTTGACGATGGTCACGAAGTAGAGTTTGTTTACGACTGTTACGAAAGACAGATTGTAAACGGCGAAGTCAAATACATGAACTATGTAATTATTGATGACCATTACGCCAAGAAACCTGCAGACACTTTTGCAATGATGTTCCCGATATGCACTGTTCCTGTTGGGAGTGTTCCATTACTTGCTACATCTGACACAGGAATGCGACAGATTGATAGCATGGCAGACATTGAAGACCCAATAAAAGACTTCTCAGAATCAATTTTTGCTCCTAACAGGGACATCATTAAGTTTAAAAACAGAGTTTTCTCATACAGGATGGCACTTGCTGCAAGAGCAGTAGACCAAGCCTACAAGGTTTCATCGTTAGACGGAACTAAGGCATTGGAAGACAACCCGTCAAAAAAGGGGTCGCAAATAAATGTGTCAACTCAAAACCAAGAAGACGTACAGCCACTACCGTTGTCACAATCACCAAGAGATGCAGACGTATTGCTTGGTGCAATCAATGACGATGAAGTAGACGGTGGATTACCACCACAGGCTTTTGGAATATTACAAGCACCAATATCTGGTTATGCGATGAGACAGCTTGGAACTAACATAGAACAGAAAGTTATTCCAAGACTTACAGCAGTTCAGAACTTACTTGAGATGTCTTTTGAACATTTGATTATGATGTACGAAACTAAATCGTACAAGGCGTTGAATGTATCGGGTAAAACATACGCAAAGATGCCTTTTGATGGACCGATAAAACCAGATGACATAAAAAACCACGGTGATTTAACATTTACTTTACTGCCTGCATTACCAGAAGATGATATGCAAAGATATTCAATTGCACAGATGGCAACTCAACCTACAGCAACTGGTGAGTCGCTTGTGTCAATGGACTTTGCAAGAGATAGAATCTTAAGAATGCAAGATGCAGATTTAGAAAGACAAAGAATATACGAACAGATTGCAAGAACATCGACACCGATTATGCAGTTAGTTCAGCTTTACACTGCAGCAATGAAGAGTGGTGATGAGCAAATGGCTCAACATTACTTGCAAGAAATTAAAATTGCTGAAGAACAAAAACAGATGCAGGAACTTGCACAACGTATGGCATTTATGCAACAATATGGACAGATGCAGCAACCAATGGCACCCCCTCAGCAGGGAGCCCCTACATCGAATGGAGTAAGACCAGAGGTCATGCCTAATGCAGCCATGGGAGGCATACCGAATACTCCATCACCTAACCAAGGCAATAACACGGCAGCACCCAGACCCGGAGCCCAAAGTGAAAGAACTCAATTACTTAGAAGTATAGGATTAGAAGAAGAATGAAAACTTTTGAAATAACAATAGGTGGTGTCAAATACTATGTAAGAGCAAACAATGCTACTGAAGCTGAAAATATTTTAAGAAACTCACAAAATGCAACAATTGTTCAAGATAAACCTGCTACAAGTAAAGAAGTTGACGAAGTTCCAGAAGGCGTTGGTTTTGGAAGAAACATAAATCCTACAACAGCACCAAATTTTTATGGAACAGAAGGTCCTTTGCCACAATTTAGTGGTTTTGAGACAGGTGAAGATTTAAGTGAAACAAGATTTTTAGAAGAATTTTTACCAGATTTTACATCGCCTTTTACACAATTTAGGTCTGCATTTCAAAATGTACTACCAAATATAAATATTAGGTCTGGTATTGGTCAAAGTTTAGCAAGCACAGCAGCAGCACCTTCACTTGCATCTTTTTATGCACAACAAGCAATGAGACCAGAAACACCTTTGGGGGGTTTGCAAGCAACTGTTGGAACAAATCCTTTTAGACAAGCAGCAAATACTTTTCAAAATTTACTTGGTGCAGCACGACAAGGCGTAAGTAGTAATAATGATTTTTTAAATGCTTTAATTTCACCAACTTTGCAACAGGGAAGAGGAGTTAGTCAAAATTTTGGTGCAAGACAAGCTGCTGAGTTAGCAAGAGGTGCAGCAAGAGATAGGTTTGGAAGTTTATTTGCAAACGCATTTGTACCACAAACAAATACATTATTAAGAGAATTTGAAGAATCACCACAATTTGGAGATGCTACTGGATTCTTACCATTTTTACAGCAAAGGTTAGGTTTAGCTTAAATGGTAATGCCAAATTATGGATTTAATCAATCCGGAAATACATTTTCTAATATTCTTGAAGAAACAGAATTAGGAAGAAGAGCATTACTACAATCTTTTTTACCTGAAGCACAAGGTTTTAATCAAAGAAACTTTTTTAGAAATTTATATCAACCTGTATTTACTGACTACTTAGGTGCATACGGAAGAGCAGGCAGAATGGGTCAAACACCCCCTAGCTTTCAACAATACATAAGTGGTCTTGATTTTCAGGATATGTTTAGAAACCAACCTGCAGCCCGAACAGGTATGGGTGACAGAGGAATTACATCTGGTGGTAGATTCTTTTTTGGAAGGTAAAAGTGACATTTCAAGACTTTCAAAGAGACGAACAATTACTTGACCAAGTAGCAAAAGAAACTATTGGTCCAAATGTAAAAGTAAAAGAACCCGGTAAGTTTAGACAGTTTTTAAATTATATTACTAATTTAGGTGACGTTGAACCAACCGTAAGCATTCCACAATATGGACCTCCTCAACCGACACAAGATGCCGGAATACCTTTTTTTGGAGAAGGTGGTTTTATTGACCCAGATGTTGCTGGTCAAAGAACCAGAGAAACTGGAGCAGCACTTGCATCATTATTATCAAGAGGCACATTAGGTGATGAAATATTTGGTGTTCCAGTTGAAATGGGTAATTTATTTCAAGGTCCAATAGACCCACAAACTGCAAGAGATTTTGGTGCACAGTTTGGTTCAGAAATTCCAGAAGCTGTACCTTTTGTAGGTGGCATGACTCCATTAGAAGCAACACTTGGTGGTGCTGCTACAATAGCAACTCCATTTGATGCAGCATTAACTATAGGAACTGCAGGATTAGGACCTGCTGTGCTTAGAGGAGTAGGCACAGGTCTTGGAGGGAGAGTTGCAAGAACATTTTTAGAACCTGTTGCAGGTGGACCATTTCAAAGAAGATTAGCAGCAGAAACTGCAATTCAAGCACCAACACTGGCAACAATATCAGGTACAGAACAAAGACAACTAGAAGGTATTGCACAACCATTTGAAAATACATTAACTGCTTTAGCAGCAGGTGCTTTACCAACTGCAGCAGGAGTTGGACTGCTTGGCAGAAGTTTAGCAAGACAAAACCAACCATTAGACGTACCAAATATATTAAGACCAAGAGAAGTTGACCAACCATTTATACAACAATCTATATTCCCTTCTTATGGAACTGCACCTACACGCCCAAGAATGAGGGTAAGCATTTCACCATCTGTAA